GATCCCGAAGTAGTTCTCGTCCGTGATCGTGCCCTTGAGGATATTGAGCACGTAGGCGCGCTGCTCGTAACAGACGCCGGTCTTGTCCGAGCCTGCCGTGGTGATGGCCCACAGCATCGACTGGTCGCGCTTGCCGGCGCCGGTCTCGATGGCGTCATAGACGTCGCGGCCACGGTGGGCGTGGAACTCGTCGATCAGGCCGAAGTGCACATTCTTACCCTCCAGGCTGTCGGCATCGGCCGAGACCGCCTCGAAGTAGCTGGCGCTGCGGGCCTGGACGATGCGATGCGCCAGCACCTCAACCCCCAGGCTATGGAGGAAGTCCGGTGACCTTCTGGCCATCTGCTGCGCAGTCCAGAAGGAGATCTTGGCCTGGTCACGGGTGCGCGCCGCACTGTAGATCTCGGCCCCGCCCTCGCCATCGGCCGCCAGCATGTAGAGGGCAGGCGCGTCCGACATGGTGGTCTTGCCATTCCCGCGCGGCACCTCGATGTAGACGCGCCGGAAGCGGCGGCGGCCGGCATCAACGTCAACCCAGCCGAAGGCCGTCGTGAGGATGAAGGTCTGCCAGGGCGCCAGCCGGATGCGCTCGCCCGCTTTCGGTCCCTTGATGTGGGGCAACAGCTCGGCGAAGCGGCAGATCCGCTCGGCCGCCTCGGCATCGAAGCGATAGCGCCAGCGCGATCGGCCGAGGTCCCGCAGCTGGCGTTCGCATGCCTGATGCACATAGATGCAGGCCGGCAGCTCGCCGGCGGCGACCTTCTCGGCGTAGTCCAGGGCGACAGCAACGTGCGGGTTGGTGCGTGCGCGCTTGGCCATGGCGTCAGCCGAACTGGGCGAAGCCGTCCGGCTCGTCGTTCTCGCCGCCCTGGCCGCTGATGCGGCTCCGTGCGCTCGGCGTCATGCCGAACTCGGCCGCATAGCGCACGAGGTCGGCCATCGCCTTGTTGGCGGTTCCGACCAGCGGGTTCTGGACCGCATTGCCGTTGGTGGTCTTGATCATCAGGCCTTCGGTGAGTTGATCGCGCTCGGCCATCTTGGCGATGGCGCGCTCGGCGACGACCCAGCGGCCATAGGCTTGGCAGTAGGCGGCAAGCGCTGCCCGGTCGATGCCGGACAGGACCCCGATGCGATGCAACTCGCCGGCAACCCGTTCCCACTCGGCGCGGGCATCGGCATTGAGCTCCGGCGGCGGGCTCGGGAGAACGCGCTCGGGCGCCGGCTCGGCGGCATTGAGGCGCCGCTTGCCCGGATTGCCGCGCACCAGCTTGAGATGCGTGGGTGTCGGCTTACGGCCCCGCATGGCGCAACCTCTCGAACAAGCGCCGCAGCACATACGAGCGGCCGACGGACGCGAACGTGAAGACCGCCCCCAGCGCCAGCACGTCGCCGAGCCGGGCGGGCAGCGTGAACAGGGGGAACAGCGCCAACTGCAAGCCCACCGCCAGCAGGTAGCCCACGACGGTGTTGGTCACGGCCTCGGCGAAGGACATGCGGCGGGACTGCATGGTGGGCCCCACAATTGCCCCCTTACGCGGCCCTGTGGGGCCGTGTGGCCGCAACGTCGGCGAAGGTTCGGCCGTCGTTGCCCAGAACCGCCGATGCCCCCGTAAAGGCCTCCCAGCGCAACACCGCCACGTCGACATAGCCGGGGTCGAGCTCGACCGCATGGCAGGCGCGTCCCGTCATCTCGGCCGCGATGATCGATGTGCCGGAGCCCACGAACGGGTCATACACGGCCTGCCCGGGCGAGGAGTTGTTCTCCATCGGACGCTTCATGCATTCGACCGGCTTCTGGGTGCCGTGCCGGGTCTCGGCGTCCTGTCCTTTGTTGGCGATCTGCCACAGCGTGGTCTGCCTGCGGTCGCCGGTCCAATGCCCGGAGGCATTGCGTCGAACGGCATACCAACATGGCTCATGCTGCCAGTGGTAATGACCACGCGAGAGTTGGAGCCGGTCCTTGGCCCAGACGATATGGGCGCGCAGCTCGAAGCCGGACGCGATCAGGCTTTCGGCAACCGCATGCACAAACAAAGACGCATGCCAGACATAGGCCACGTCGCCAGGGAACAGGGCCCACGCCTCGCGCCAATCAGCACGGTCGTCATTGAGCACCTTGCCGGTCCGCTTGGTATGTCCACGCCATCCCGGATCGTAGTCGACACCATACGGCGGGTCCGTCACCATCAGGTGCGGTGATGTCCCCTCGAGTGCCGCCGCGACGGTGTCGGCGTCGGTGCAGTCGCCACACACCAGCCGGTGGCGGCCAAGCTGCCACACATCACCCGGTACGCTCACGGGATTAGCCGGAGGCTCCGGCGCCTCGTCCGGATCGGTCAATCCCGGATTGGGTGCGATAGACAGCTTCGCGATCTCATCGTCCGAAAAGCCAATCAGCGGCAGCTCGAAGCCCATCGCGGCCAGATCGGCAACTTCAAGGCGGAGCAGCTCATCGTTCCAGCCGGCATTCTCTGCAAGCTTGTTGTCGGCCAGCGCATAGGCGCGCTTTTGCGCCTCGCTCCAGCCCCGCGCCACCATGATGGGCGCCTCGGTCAAACCGAGAAGCCGTGCCGCCAGCACGCGGCCATGCCCGGCGATGATGGTGCCGTCCTCATCCACCAGCACCGGCGTGGTCCAGCCCCACTCGCGGATCGAGGCCGCGACCTGCGCCACCTGCGCGTCGCTGTGCGTGCGGGCATTGCGTGCGTAGGGAACGAGGCGGTCGAGCGACCAGCGTTCAACCTTGTCGGCCGGCCATTCGGTCATCCGACCCCCGGTCGCAATTGTGCGGGCGCAAGAATTTTGCGGGCCGGTAATTCATCAATAGCTCCAAAGACTTCACGGCCCCCCCGGGTCATCTTGAGCGTCCGATTGCTGGAAGCGGGAACATCGTTCTGACATCCTCACGCTCTGAGCCACGCTCGATGCGCTGCTTGTCGCGATCGTGGTGACGTTTGCATAGGGCCTGCCAGTTACGCTCGTCCCAGAACAGGCGTTGGTCGCCTCGATGCGGCACGACGTGATCGACCACGGTCGCGAGCGTCGTTCGGCCGGCATCCAGGCACATCACGCACAGGGGATGTCGGCGCAGGAATGCCACACGCGCCTTGTGCCAGCGTGCGTCGTAGCCGCGCTCCCGGGACGAGCCGCGGCGTCGATCATGCTCACGGTTACGCTCCGCAGCGGATCTCGCGTGCAAGGAGCGATGGGATGGAGCGCTGGTCGGCATCAACACCTCGACGTCCCAGGGCGGTTGGCGTTCAATCTACCGGATCATCCGGGGGGCGTACCGCCTCGTGATGTTGCGACGGTGTTGCATCGTTCGCCGCATTGAGCCGGGCCGCGATTGTGATCATGGCGCAGGTCCACCGGCGCCACGCTGTCGAGCGATCGATGCCGCGCGCGTGGGCGATAGCCTTCCAAGGCATGCCGTTGGCACGATCCCATGCCAGGCTCCGCACGTCCTGATCGAGCCATTGCAGCCAACGGAGTGCCACCTGGATCTGAGCCACAATCCGCGGCGACAATGGAGGGGACGCGCTTCCCGCAGCGGCTTGTATGCTCGGACGGTACAGGACCTTTGGGCAGGTCTTGAGCACCTCATCGATGTCCGTGTTCTGCAGATGCCGAAGCATTTGAGCCGCATCAGCCAGGAAAGCGGCGACAAGTCGCGGCGTCCACGCGATCGCCTTGGGGGAGGTCTCGTGGCCGGACGGGGCCTGCCCTTCTTGATGGATGGATGTTGTCATGGCTGTCCGGTTCCGCGCGCCGCGTTCCAGCACGCCATGTGTTGCCACGAATGATCCGGCTCGACGCCAAACGGGAGCAACGGATCGTCCGGCCGATCCCCGGCACCGCAGCGGGCGCAACGGTTTGCTCCTGGCGCAACAAATCCGGTGCATTGAAAAGCGGTTGGTCCAGCAAGACGCGCGGCAGGGGGGGAGGGGTGATCATCCCCTTCGACAACCCAGCAACCGTGCAACCCCTCTTCGGTCATGAGGGGGAAGGGGTTGGCATCCCCTCCGGCAACCCCGCAACCGTGCAACCGCTCAGGTCGGGGGAGAACCTCGATCTCGTCGGGGATCGGATCGCCTAACGCGAGCCGCGCCGGCCGGCCTTTGCGCTCCTCGAGATTGCGGAGAAGCCCCGCATCGATCGCGGCTGCAACACGCCGCGAGATGACCGACTTGTCGAGCCGCAGGACTTTTGCCAACTCGGAC